ATTAACTATAAGGGTTGGCTTTAATTAGTCAACCCTACTTTTTATCTTAAGGAAAAACAATGGCTACAAAAGTACAAAGAGGACAGCATAGACAGTTTCAAAATGCTTTTACAGACACATGGGCTGTATCAGATAGTTTTAATTTTGGAAGTGTTGGTGACGGAAACGAAGAAGTTACGGCTGTTACAGTTTCTGGAGTAAACTTAGGTGATATGGTATTAGGAGTTGCTACAAATAGCTCTGCATTAGATACTAATTTAGTTGCTAGTATTACTGGAGCAAATACATTAGAGTTTATGATAGAAAATAACACAGGCGGTGCTATTGATTTAGCAACAGCTACTTATAGTTGCTTTATAGGTAGACCTAACTTTTAATATAACCCACCTAGTGTGGGTTTTACTTTATAAGGGTTATCATGGCTTTTTTTAGAGGCACAGGAGGTGCTGATACTGCTACATTTGAGCAACTGCCTTTAGCTGTTAGCGAAGGCGGTACAAGTGCTACTACTGTTGCTTCTGCTAGGTCTGTTTTATTACCATCATATGCAGGAGCTGATTTTGTATTAACAGTTAATGCAGATGCTACTGATGTTACGTTTGCAACTGCCGCTGGTGTTGATAGTGTTTCTCTTAGCGAAGCAACAGCAAACTTTACAGGAGTATTACAGAATGGCGGTAGTAATGTGGTGGTCGATACAGATATCGGTTCAACTGTGCAAGCACACGATGCTGATACAGCCAAGTTGGATACTACTGCAAACTTTACAGTCTTATTACAACAAAGTGCTAGTAATGTATTAAAAGCATCTGATTTAGGAGTATCAGTACAAGCATATGACGCAGATACAGCAAAACTAGACGCAGCAACTGCTAACTTTACAGGAGTATTACAAGATGGCGGTATAAACGTCTTAACAACAGCCAGCACCATTGAAGGGGGTACATATTAATGGCTACTATATTAACAAAAAAGAAAGACAGTTCTGGAATACCAGCAACTGCTGATTTAACAAATTCTACTGGTGGTGCTGAACTAGCTATTAATACTGCTGATAAAAGACTATACACTAAAAATAGCAGTAATGTTATTGTAGAAGTAGGAGTTAATCCTGCTACTTTAGATGTAGTAGGTAATGCTTCAGTTGGTGGTACTTTATTAGTAGAAGAAACTTTTACTTTTGCTACTGCTAATAGTACAGGAACATTATTAGTCTCAGGCGGAGTATCTGACTCTGATGGTAGTTTAAGAGATGTTCCGCAATCTAGAACAGTAGATAATAGTGCTAATTTAGCAACTACTGATTTAGGTAATTTTGTTTTAGCAATTTCAGCAGGTGTAACAATGACTATACCTGCTAGTACTTTTGATAGTGGAGATATATTATCTATTATTGCTAGAGGTTCTTCAGCACAAATTAGTGCAGCTATAGGAGGCATGATTGTAGCTGGAAATGCTAGTGCTACAGCGGTAGCAACTATAGCAGATAATGGAGTAGCTAGTTTAATCTTTACTTCTGCTGCTGGTTGTTTTGTTACAGGAAATGTGAGTTAAATTATGACAGGAATACATCAACTCTTAATGACAAATTTTTCTATTTCTACAGGAGGTGGTGCTCCAACTTCTATTGAACTATTTGTTTTGGCAGGAGGTGCATCTGGGGGTGGAGGAAATGTCGGAGGTGGCGGAGGTGCAGGTGGACTAAGAATGTTTACTGCTGCTGCTACTTTAACATTAACTGCAAGTACAACTTATTCTATCGGTGTAGGTGGTGGTGGTTCACAAGCTAGTGGCAGAGGAACTGTTGGAAATGATGGTTCTAATTCTTTTTTCTCTTCAACAGGAGTGCATATTGTAGCAACTGGAGGTGGAGGAGGTGGAAATGCAGGAAATACTGGTGCTGGAGGTGGCGATGCTCCAAGGACAGGTGGTTCTGGAGGTGGTGCTTCTGCTGATGGGGATGCTACAGTTGGCACAGGTGCTTCTGGAAATGCAGGTGGAAGTTTAAATGGAATTCCAGAGGGATTTGCAGGTGGTAATGGACTAGATGGAGCAGCCAATAGAACAGTTGCAGGAGGTGGTGGAGGTGCTTCAGCAGTAGGTGCTGCGGCTTCTAACTCGCCTAATCCAGCTACAGGTGGAGATGGAGGAGCAGGTAAAACTGAAACTATAACAGGTTTAGATTTAGAAATAGGTGGAGGAGGCGGAGGTGGAACTGATTGTCATTCTGGTGGTAACTCTAATTCTCGTGGAGGGGCAGCAACTCATGGCGGTGGAAAAGGAGCAACAAATTCTCCCTCATCAATTGATGGAGAAGTAGGAACAGCAAATACAGGTGGAGGTGGAGGTGGAGCAGCAGCTAATGTTGCTACGTCAAGTTTAGATGAAGATGGCATGGCAGGAGGGTCTGGATTAATAGGTATTGCTTATCCAAGTAGCTTTGCTGACATTACTTCTATTGGTGCAGGTTTAACTGTTGATAAATCAGCAGACACTACCTTACGAACAGGTTATAAAGTTTATACGTTTACGGCAGGAACAGGAAATATAGAATTCTAAGGAGAAAAAAAATTGGCACATTATGCAATTTTAGATTCTAACAATGTTGTTATTCATGTAACAACAGGCAAAGATGAAAATAATACTGACTATGAACGAGATGGTAAATCATCTTGGGAGCAATGGTATAAAGATTATTTTAATGCTTCAGATTGTAAAAGAACAAGCTATAACACTCATGCAAATGCTCATAGATTAGGTGGTACACCTTTTCGTAAAAATTATGCAGGTAAAGGTTACACTTACGATTCTAGTAAAGATGCTTTTATTTCTCCAAAACCATTTGCAAGTTGGGTTTTAAATGAAACTACCTGTACATGGAAAGCACCTGTTACATACCCTACGGACGGTAAAAATTATAATTGGAACGAAGATACAACTTCTTGGGTTGAATTTACAGGTTATGGCGAATGAATACACAAATTTCTAATAAAATAACAAAGGCTTTAAAACAACTTATAAAGAATATAAACTATGCACGAAGAAATAAAACCATTATTTGATATAGCTTCTATAATAACTGTTATAGGTTCTTTAGCTGAAGTGTTGCCACCATTAGCAGCTTTAGCTACTTTAATATGGTCTATGATTAGAATATACGAAACTAAAACTGTTCAAAATATTATTAACAAAACTAAGGAGAAATAATATGCCAATGGGAAAAGGAACATACGGATCAAAAATGGGCAGACCACCTAAAAAAGAAATGAAGAAAACAAAGCCTAAGAATAAACCAATGAAGAAAATGATGATGCCTAAACGTATATCAAGGGGCAGATAAATGGCTAAGAATATGCCACATTATTTTAAAGATGGTAAAGAACATAAAGGCAGTATGCACAAAATGTCTGATGGTGCTTTACACTCAGGAAAAACTCATACAAAAAATAGTAAAAGGCTTTATCATTTTAATGAGTTATCTAAAACAGCAAAAACAAAGGTTAAAAGTGGTAACAAAAAAGTCTAGTAAATCACCTACTCCTACTAATAAAGCATTATATAGTAGAGTAAAATCAGAGGCAAAGCGTAAGTTTGATGTTTACCCATCAGCTTATGCTAATGCTTGGTTAGTTAAAACATACAAAAAAAGAGGTGGGGGTTACGCATAGTGTCTCTTAAAGAATGGTTTGGTAAAGGAGCTAAAGGAGATTGGGTAGATATTGGCGCATCTAAAAAAAATGGAAAGTTTCAACCATGTGGTAGAAAGTCTACAAAAAATAGTAAAAGAGCTTATCCAAAATGTGTACCAAGAAGTAAAGCAAACACTATGACTAAAGCACAAAGAGAGTCTGCTGTAAGAAGAAAAAGAGCAGCAGGTAATACTGGCGGTAAGCCTACTAATGTAAAAACATTTGCAAGGAAGAAAAATGGTACAAAAAAAGTATCAAAATCCTAAAGGCGGATTAAATCAAAAAGGCAGAGATTTTTTTAAACGTACTACAGGTTCTAATTTAAAACCACCTGTATCAGCAAAAGCAGCTAGTAAGTCTCCTAAAAAAGCTGCTAGGCGTAAATCATTCTGTGCTAGAATGGGAGGTGTCAAAGGACCAATGAAAGACAGTAAAGGCAGACCAACCAGAAAAGCACTAGCACTACGAAAATGGGATTGTTAAATGTCACTCACAACTACATATTTAGATTTAGTAAATGATGTTCTAGTGCGTCTAAGAGAAGCACAGGTAGCTTCTGTATCTCAAAATACTTATTCAGCTTTAATAGGTAAATTAGTTAATGATGCTAAAAGAGAAGTAGAGGATTCATGGAACTGGGATACTTTAAGAAACACAATATCATTTACAACACAACAAGGCACGTTTAATTATAATTTAACTAACGCTGGTAATAAGTTTAGAGTTATTGCTGCTCATAATGATACTGATGATATATTTTTACAATATAGACCAACTAAATATTTTATTCAGCAATTGTTATTAACACAGTCACCTCAACAAGGATCACCTGTATATTATAACCATAATGGTGTTTCTTCTGGTAGAGATGGTCAAATAGATTTATTACCCATACCAGATGCTGATTATGTTATTCATTTTGATTTAGTAATTACAGAAGATGAATTATCAGAAGATACTGATACTACAGCATTACAAAAGAATTTAATTACATCTTTAGCATGGGCTAAAGCAATAGAAGAACGTGGTGAAGATGGTGGTATTAGTGTATCAAGTCAGTATGGCGTTGCTAATAAAGCACTGGCAGATGCTATTGCTATTGAAGCAGCAAGGAGACCTGATGAAGAAACTGTGTGGTATCCTTCATAATGCCTAACAAACCTATACAAGCTGTTTCATTAACATCACCGGGATTCTTTGGTAATAACACACAAGACTCTGGTGTTACACTAGATCAGTCTTTTTCATTAGAAGGAGACAATGCTGTAATTGACAAGTCTGGTAGAATGGCATCTAGGAAAGGTTGGGAATATAACACTACTGCTGGTGGTACATCATCATTACCAGAAATGATGTTTGAGTTTGATATGACTAGTGCTACTAATTCTTTTAGTATTATAAGTGCTGGTAATAATAAATTGTTTGTTGGTGAAACAACAATGACACAACAATCTGTTTATAATGCAACAGCAGATGCTACAATATCATACACTATTTCAGACAATGATTGGCAGTTTGAACAAGCACAGCACCAAAGCGGTGTTAATTTAAGTCCTCATGGATATGTAACACAAAAAGGACATTCTACACTTGTATATCATAAAATGGGGTCTGCACATACACATTCTGGAGTGTTTGGTTTTCAAAGACTTGGTGATGTAGGTAGTGTTCCTAGCGGATATACTGTAGATACGTTTAAACCTAATGTATCATTATCAGCTTTTGGTAGAATGTTTTTTGCTGATATTGTTAATGATCCTTTAACAATATATTTTAGTGTTTTATTAGATGGTTCAGATTTATCAGGTAGCGGATCAGGGCAACTTAATTTAGAAAAAGTAATAGCAGGTGGTGATAAAATAGTAGCCCTTGCTGAACATAATAGTGCATTAGTTATATTTTGTGAAAGAAATATAGTTATATATAACAATGCAGATGATATGAGTAATATAGCTTTAGCTGATACAATAATAGGAATAGGCTGTGTTGCTAGAGACTCTATACAAAATATTGGTACAGATTTAATATTTTTATCTAGCAGTGGTGTAAGAAGTTTAGGAAGAACTATACAAGAAAAATCAGCACCACTAAGAGATTTAACTAAAAATGTAAGAGATAATTTTTTATCGTTATTAGCAGTAGAAAATAAAAGTAAAATTAAAAGTGCATATTATCAAAAAGAAGCATTTTATTTATTAACTATGCCTAATAGTGGTTTTACATTTTGTTTTGATGTAAGAGCTTTGTTGCCAGATCAGTCTTATAGAGTTACTAGATGGGATTCAATAGAGCCTTCATCTTTATTAACTACTAAAGATAATAGATTATTGTTAGGCAAAACTAATGGAATAGCACAGTATAAAAACTTTACTGATGATGGTAGTCCTTATGTATTTTCTTATCTATCTCCTTATCTTGATTTTGGTAATCAGTCTCTAACAAAAATATTAAAAAAAATTAATGTAACAGTTGTAGGAGCTTCTAGTACAACTTTAAGTATAAAATATGCTTTTGATTATTCTAATAACTATAACTCAATAGATGCTACTACTAAAGCAGCATCTATATCAGAATTTGGAATAGCAGAATATAATATAGCTGAATATTCTGCATCAATATTTATTGATAAAATTACAGCACAGCTAACAGGAAGCGGTAACGTACTACAAGTAGGTGTTAATGCTAGTATTAATGGCAATGCTTTATCTTTACAAAAATTAGATATTTATTCGGTTCTAGGAAGGACTATATAATGAGTAATTATACAAAAACAACTAACTTTGCTGCAAAGGACAGCCTTAATAGTGGTGATGCTAATAAAGTTATTAAAGGTGCTGAAATAGGTGCAGAGTTTGATAATATTGTAACATCAATAGCCACTAAAGCAGATTTAGCTAGTCCTGCTATAACAGGCACAGCTACTGTTACGAATGTTGTGCTATCAGGAACAATGTCTGGTGGTTCAATAGAAGGAGGAACATACTAATGGCTATTGTTAATAATGTAGTAGCAGATTTTTTTACTCTTCCTAAAACTGATGAAACAAGACAAAATTATTTAGATTTTCAAGCAGGAAAAATAGATATTTTTGGTAATCCTAAAGGAACTTCATTAGCTGAATCTGTTGCTACAACTACTCAAGCACAATCAGAGCCAGTACAGGTTGCAGAAGAGCCAGTACAAGTTGCAGAAGATACATCAGGAATGTTTACTGGTACTCAAAACGATATAAATTCTGGTTTTATAGATACTAGTACTGGTTTTGCAGAACAAACTTCTGTTGATTTAGATAAAAGAAAAGCTAATATTAAACAAGAGTTAGAAAAACAGTATGAGACAGTTCAGTTATCAGGTTATTCTTATCCTAATCCAGAAGATTTAGATAATATATTTAGCAGACAAGCAGAAGCTATTGCTATAGCTGGTGTTGATAGTTTATTAGATATAGGACGAAGAACTGAAAAAGTAAGAGATAATGTTAAAGAAGTACAACAAATAACTGATCCAGAAACAGGAGAAGTAACTTATCAATACACTCCCCCACCTTTTTCTGAAACTGGATTTAGTAGACCAATAACTTACGAACCAGTTACTGTTGAAAACGAATACGTTAAACCAATGGTATCTAATGATGGATCACAAGTAACAAAGTATGTAGCTACTTTACCAGATGAAGCATCTGTATTATACAATAAAAAAACAGGTGAGCGTCTTAATATGTTTAATACTAAAGGTGAGCTATACAAAGACTATGGTAATGGTGCTACCTTTGGTGAGTTATATAGTGACATAGAAGGCGGTGCGTACTTACAAGCTAAGTTTTTTGATGACGATACTGCTTTATTTTTTCCACAGTTTAAAGATACTTCTGATAAAAAATTTGTTTCTCTTGCTATAACAGGAGCTTCTTTAGCTCTTGGTATGCCTAATAATGGTCTGCCTATAGGAAGTGGTGGCACATCTTATGCTTCTACATTTGGTTCTACTGTATCTGGTTTAGCTGCTGACTCTATAGCAGCATTTGCTATAGGTAACGCAGCATTAGCAGGAACTACTACTTATGCTTTAACAGGAGATGCTGAAAAAGCATTTATGGGTGCTTTAGTAGCTGCTGGTACTACTTATGGTGCTGATTATATTAGATCAGGAGAGTTTGGAGATTTTTTAGTAGATAACAATGTTCTTGGTGAAAACACTACTGATTATGTAGATAGCTTAGGTATTCCTACTACTGATTCAGGTAGTTTATTAGAAAGATATAATATTGATCCTATTACAGGAGAGGTAACAGGCACTACTACAGTTCAGCCATCATTAGCAGACCCTTCATCATCTTTTGTTGGGTCAGAAGTTGTAACTGATCCAATTACAGGAGGTTTAACTACAATACCTGATGATAGTATATTAGGCACTTTTGATCCTAGTGCTAATCCTTTAGTAGATCAAGGTTTTGTAGACAACGTAACATTTGATGGTTTATTATCTGGAACACAAGGAATTGATGACTTGCCATTTTTAACCGCTGCTGACGTAGGAACTGATGCTGTTACAGGAGGATTAACTATAACTAACGCTGCTGGAGCAACTGAAGCTGTTACAAAAGTTATAGAAAATTTAGGAGCTGGGGCAGTAACAGCAAAAGCAGCAGAAAAAGTTATTGAAGAAGCTGGTAAGTTTATTGACTTAAAAGAAGTATTTGGAGATGATATAGGAGGTTTGTTAGAAAATGTAGCTAATGTAGGCATAGACTATAGAGCTTTAGAATTACTACAAGATAAAGCTGAAAAAGCTGGTGAAGATATACAAGCAGATTATGACGCAGTATTTAAACCATTTACAGTTAGAACTGGTTTAGGTGTTACTGATATTGACCCTGTAACAGGAGAAGCTAAATCTGTTAGAGATATTGCATATGAGCCAATACAAACATCTGCACTTGGCACTGCTGAAAGTATGTTTAAAGACTTACCTACTACTAGGGACGAAGCTACAGCAAAGTCACTAGCAGCTACTAGGGCATTAACAGAGCCACAAAGACAAAGAGATCAAGAAAAGTTGTTTAATAGGCTACAACAACAAGGTACTATGGGTCTAGGCATAACTACTCCTACTGTTGGCGGACAACGCAGAATAAACCCATTAGCTGAGTCTTTGTTTGCAGCACAAGAACAAGCTAAATCATATGAAGCACTAGCAGCACAAAATCTAGGATTAGGACAAGCTGCAAGTCAACAACAACTTGCTAAAGGGTTATTATCAACTGCTCAAGATATTGATGAAAGAGCAAAAGAGTTTAGTACTTTACAAAGTCTAAGCAATTTAAGACAAACACCAGAACTAGAAGGTTTACAAGCTAGAAGAGAATATGATCAACTAGCTATAAGAGCAGAACTAGAAAGATTAGGGCTTAGTCAATCAGCTATAAAAGGATTATTTAATCTACCTACAGAAACAGGTAATATACGAAACTTAACATAGGAATATAAAATGGCTCAAAAACAACAATCTATAACTGAAAGTATGTTTGGTTTATCTTTACCTACTACTCCTGAGTTTGGTGGACAAATGCCTGTGCAACGTAGTAATCCTTCTGATTTTTTTGGTTCTGTTAATGAACAAATTAGAGCTACAGGTAGGTCTGGACAAGCAGGATTAAGAAGATTATTTGGTCAACAAACACCACAAGAAGCAACAGTACAAAAAACAGTAGAACAGGAAAAAGACATAAGAGAAGCTATATTAACTTTTCAAGCAAGTAATCCCGGTATAGATATGAATACTCCACAGGCTTTAAAAAAACTAGCTAATCATGCTGTAACTATTAATCCTGATTTAAGAATGTTTAGTATTCAATTAAATCAAAGAGCAGACGCATTACAAAGCACATTAGCAGCTAACCAAAGAAAAACTATAATGGAAGATGCAAAATTAGATAAGATAAGGGCTGAAACAAAAAATTTATTAAATCCAAAAAGTGGTATTAAATTAGCACAGTCTTTTCAACAAGCAGCGTCAGCATTAAAATATCCTATATATGATACTCTTCAAGAATATACTATTGACCAAAGAAAAAAAATGGAAGAGTATCTTAGAGAAAAAGGTATAACTACGGCTGCTGCTGCAAAACAAAGTTTGAAAGAAGAAAAAAGAGAAATGAGGCAGGATCAAAAAATTAAGGCTGCTTCTACTACTGTTCAAAATTTAAATGATGTTATAGATCGTTTAGAAAGAGAAGAAAGAGAGAACGGACTTTCTTCAGCAGGTTTAGGAGGACAATTATTTTCATGGATTGGTGGTACTGATTTTAAAGATTTAGCAGAAAATTTAAAAACTATAAAAGCAAATATTGGTTTTGACCAGTTAGCATTTTTAAAAGAAGCCTCAGAAACTGGGGGTGCTTTAGGCCAAGTTTCTAACTTTGAATTAGAAAATTTACAAGCTGTAAGAGGTTCTATAGATCAAACACAGAGTCCAGAACAATTACTAAGAAATATCAAACGAGTAAAAGAAACGTATGGTGATTATTTAAGATCAGTTTATAACAACCCTAAAGTAAACCAAGAAGTTAAAGCTCGTATAGGTAACTTAATGGGTCGTTTTGATATCAGAGATAGAGAAAGAAAAACTGAGGCTTCGCAGCTTATACTTAAATATAATGATTCAAATGCAAAAATACTAATAGATAGTTTTAGAAGGGCTATGATTAATTTAAGAAAAGATAGGGGTTCTTCTGTAGTAAACCAAGAGTTAAATAATAAACAATACACTACTACTGACGTATTAAAAACAGTAGAAAGAAAATTAATAAAAGAAGGAAGAATAAAAACAAAAGGAAAGTAATATGGGATTATTACAAGATATTCAAGAAAAATACGAAGAAGTAGAGACTACTGCTAAAGAAACTCTTAAAGAATTACCAAAAACTACTGTAGAAGATGTATCTAAAAGTGACGTAGTTTCTTCTATGACTTCTATTTTGTTTCCTTCTTCTGTAGGATTAAAAAAACAAATAGGTCTACCTCTTAGTTCGTTAGAAAAAGGGCAAATAAACCAAGCAACAGATATGCTTACTGGTTTAGAACAATCTATGTATGAATTAGGAAATTTTATAGGTCTTAACAAAGACGAAACTTTACAAGAATTAAAAAATAAAGCAACTACTAGATACAAAAAATACAAACCAGAAGATAAGGCTATGGCTGCTATGGGAGAGTTTGTGTTTGAAGCCGCTAGTGCTGCTCCTTTAGCAACATTAAGATGGTTTAACAGCGGTAGTAAATTTGTACAAATTTTTAAACAAGGCGGTTTTGGGTTTGTATGGGATTATGTATTTACTCCAGAAACAGAAGGAGAAAAAACTAAAGGTGAGGCAGGAAAAGACGCTGCTTTTTATAGTGCAGCAGCTCAAGCTTTTTTTGGTGTTGGTGGTAAGTTAATAGAAAAAGTTACTAATTTTGATTTTAAAGATAACATTGAATCAGTTAAAGATGCTGCTAAGTCTTATAATATTGAACCTGAAGTATTAGGAGACTTTACAGGACAAGATGCTAGAAAAGCAGCAGAAACTGCTGATTCGTTAAGAGGCGGTGGTATTGCAAAAAGCATAAAAAATAATTTAAATAAATTAAAAAATGCTGTTGGTACTTTAGCAGACCCTTTTGTAAAAGGAGCTAAAAGAGTAAATAATGTAGGAAAATTTACTTTACAAAGAATACAAAAAGTACACGATACTAACAAAAAAATAGCTAATAACTTATATAAAAATGTAGACAACAGAGTAAAAGGGTTAATTAAACAAAACCCAGATGCAAATATTGTTGATGTTTCAAACACTAATAAAATAGTAGAAGATTTAATAAAAAATGATAAAGATTTATTAGTAAAAATTAGTAGTTCATTAAATAGACCAGATTTAGTTAGTAAACTAAGAACTCTTAAAGGTAAGTTTAATGAACAAACTGTAGTTCAAAGACAAGGAGCTATTATTGACGAAACAGGACAGCCATTACTGCCTGAAGTAACAGAATTTAAAAAAATAACTTTTTCAGAAATGAGGCGTTTAAGAGAACAAGTAGGTTCTGCATATCAAGAATCTATTAAAGCTGGTTTTGGTTCAGATGCTACTAGAAAATTATCTTTATTGTCAAAAGAAATAGATAAAGATATGAACTTATGGGCTGATAGTTTTGTAGATAACAAAGGATTAAAAGAAGCATATGATAAAGCTAGTAAGTATTATGCTGAAAATGTTATTCCTTTTAGAGATGCAGACTTA